GCATGACACCACGGGAAATAGCAAATAACTATCACAAATCAAGGCAGTACATCCACCACATCATAAAACACTATTCTAAAATAATCATCGAAAACATCAAAAAATCGGTTTAAAATCTTCCTGTAAGTAAAAAGTACCTTAAGTTCTTTCCGTAGTGGGTTGCGAATGCAATCCCACGAGCATAGAACCGGAAGGACAACAAAACAACCACCAGGACGATCAAACATGGTTCAAAACCTACTGATCCCTGGCAAGCCGCAAGCAACGCGGCTAACAAACAACGGAGCACAAAACATGCTCTTCAAGATAGGTATCTCACTCTTTATAATCATGCTGATTCTCAGCTTAACCTTCTGCCTGATGGAGTACGCGAAACAATGACGGCGCAAGAGAAGAAGCCCGGTCTTAAACGCGGAAGACCCACAGACTACAAACCTGAACTCTGTGATGATATCCTTGAATTCTTCGGCGCTACAGAAGAATGTTACAGGGAAAGTGAAGTCACGGTAGGCGGCAAGAACTGGGAACGAACAGAGACAAAACTTCTACCCACAAAACTACCCACACTTGAGGGTTGGGCCTGTAAACACGGAATACATCCCGGAACCGTATGGGATTGGACACAGCGACATCCAGATTTTGCCGACGCCGTTACGCGAGTGAAGGCCTGGCAGAAACAGTTGTTGATTCAGGGCGGAATCATGGGTGTCTATGATAGTAAGTTTGCTCAGTTTGTGGCGATTAACGTCACAGACATGAGAAACACACTTACGGTAGATAACAACCTTCAGCTTACCCTACGACGCGATCCCAAAGAACTAGAGATGATGGCAGAGATGGCCCGCGAAATCGGCGCTAGAATAGCCTCTGGTCAGTTACCCCAGCCACCCCAAAGTGGAGGGAAAGACCAACAGGGCGAGACAATAGATGCCGAAATGGTAGGTAATAGTGGATAATAAGTATCCAGACGATACACCTTATTTATCATCCACAATAATATCAATAGCTTATGGGCAAGCCAAACTGTGTATAAGAAGTATTATGTAAACTCTAAAAAGCTGGTGGAGTTGAAGGATTGAAACGAGGATCAAAGTGGAGAATGGGCGACGATGGAGCTTCCCTGAAAATCGGTTCCAAAGCATGCTTTTTGGACGACCCCCCACCCCCCTTTTTGAGAGGGTGGCTCGGAATTTCACGGACTCCGTTTTCATGTATAACCCCTATGGCCTTTAGTTTTTAGGAACGCATTATGAATCCAGACCGTGATTACTCACAAGACCCCGGCATAGAGTTGTGTTTCTACGTGTGGCTGTTCATTGTGCTTTTGCTTTGCTGGTTTTACATAGGGGCTTATGGCTTTTGATCCTTCCAGAACTGGCATGAGGGAACTCGCACAGATTGACCCGTGGTGCTGGGCGTATTGGAACAAGTTAAGGCTTTCCGCTGGTGAATTCAGGGTTGAGGGACACGAATATCAGGTTGGTCTGATGCAGAGCCGGGCGAGGAAGCGTGTGTATAAGAAGGCCGCACAGATGACGTTTTCCGAGTCTGAGATTTTGCGGACGTTACATGGAATGATTCACGGGTTTTTGCCGAAGGGTTGCCTGTATTTATTTCCTACGGATGATGATGTAGGCGAGTTTTCAAAGGCGCGGTTTACGCCGCTGATCGAGTACAACCCGGATTCCATAGGGAGGTATGTCACTTCAACGGATGCGACGAACATTAAGCGAATAGGACGGGCATTTCTGTATCTGCATGGTGCGAGGTTGACGCAGAAGATACAGGGCGAGAAGAAGGATTCTTCCAAATTACGTACACGGTCTGTGGACAAGGTTGTCTTTGACGAGAGGGATCTAATGGAGGATGGCGCTATTGCGATGGCACTTGAACGGTTTTCGCATTCAGAGGTTCAGGAGCAGGTTGAAATATCCACTCCCACCACTCCGGGCTGGGGCGTTGATGAATCATATGAGAATTCAGATCAGCGTGTATGGATGCTGAAATGTGAAGCGTGCGGGGCGGATACTTGCCTTGAAATTGAGTTTCCCGACTGTTTAAAAACATTAGCAGACGGCACGGTTTACCGGGCGTGCATTAAATGCGGCAAGGAAATATTTTCAAAAAGCGGGCGATGGATCGCACAGTATCCGGGGCGCGAGGTTGAAGGCTACTGGATATCACAACTCAACAGCAAGTACGTTTCCCCGAAGACAATTTTAGACATGTTCCGCAATCCTCCAAACGGGGATTTGCAGGAATTTTACAACTCAAAGATGGGGATGGCCTATGTTGCGGCAGAGAACAAACTGACCATGAACGATGTCTATTCGTGCTGTAATAAAGAGGCCATGCTTATTAACCACCAGGGGCCTTGTGGGATGGGTGTTGATGTCGGGTCTATGCTTAATGTTTTGGTCGGTTTCAAACCGAAAGAAAAGCAGTTACAGGTTTGTTATATGGCGCGGGTGTCCTCGTTCAATGACGTGCATGATATTGGCAAGAGATTTAACGTGAAGTCATGCGTGATTGATGCCGAGCCGGAACTGAGGAAGGCGCGGGAGTTTGCCGAGTCTCAATCCTATCCATGTTGGGTGTGTGATTACGATGATAATTTAACGGGCATCCAGTGGCACGAAGACAAGCGATTAGTCAAGGTCAATAGGACATGGGTATGTGACGCGACACATAATCTCGTATCAGAACCCGGTCTTTTGATTCTGCCCCGGAAAAGCGAGGAAATGACCGTATTCGCCAAACAGGTGAGCGCGGCAGTAAAGAAGTTGGTGGAAACGCCCGACGGTTCACGACGCTATGTTTATCTGAAGGCGGTTGACCATTATCGGCATACTTTAAATTATTTATGGCTGGCAGCAAAACAGATTGGACTTGCGGAACCCGATTCCCCGGAGAAAAGGATCATGAAGATGATAAGGGACAGGGAAATGGGTAGAGCAAACTACGAACCCCTCAGTCATGGATTGGCGGTGAATTGATGGCAGATTGGGGAATAGGTGAATATGCAGCAGTAACCGCAGCGGCAGCTACCGTAACTGGCACTACTTATACTCTTATGAGCGCCCCCAAAATGCCCACCCTTCCGGCGCAGCCTTCATCGGCGGATACGGAAGCGGCGGCCTACGCTCAGGCCATAGAATCGAGGAAAAGGCAGGGAGCGGCATCGACGATACTCACAAGTCCGTTGGGCGTGGGCGGAACCCCGCAGACGCAACGGGCTACATTAGGGACATAAGATATGGCCGAAAAAGAAAGAACCGACGACCAAAAAGCGCAAGACTGTCAGAAATATCAAAAATATTTAGCCTCTGTTCGGCTGCCGTTCGAGCCGATGATTGACAATATTATTACGTATGTAAATCATTCACGCCGGAAGATAGTCGATAAGGAATCTAAGAAGGGGCAGAAGACGGGCATTGAGGTCTATGACGGTTCTTCAATGCTGGCAAAAAACCTTCTTGTTGACGGCATGGTGGGTTATCTCTGCGGAAGAAATATTGATTGGTTTGGCTATGAACTTCCGGGCAAGTTTAACTTTCCGCGCACTTCGGGCATGCGTCACTGGTCGGGCAAGCGCATGGATGAAATGCCGCAGGTGCGAGTATTCCTACAGGACTGCATGGATGTTTCATACGCCGCTTTCAACAGGTCTAATTTTTACGATGTCATTCCCGAATTCATAGGCGACGGCGCAACGTGCGGGACAGCCAATTTACTTGCAGAAGAAGAAGTAGCGTCTGGCCGCATTACCTTTACCGTTCCCCATTTCAGAGAAAACTTTATTGCAGAAAACCAGTGGGGCAGGGTCGATACCAATTACCGCCTTTATAAACTTACGCTCCGGCAACTCAAGGACAAGTTCGGCATGGAGACGATGAAGAAGGTTGACCCCGGATTTTCTAAAGCATACGACGACAACATGCACGCGGAAAAAGAAATCCTGCATGCAATCTATCCCCGCAGCGATTATGACCACGGCAAGATAAATGGGAAGAACAAACCCATAGCATCCATGTGGGTTTATCTGTCTCCGTTAAAACTCATTGAAGAAACGGGTTATAACTGGCTGCCTACCATAACGTGGAGATGGAGAAAAAACAATGACGAATGGTACGGGAGGTCTCCGGCATGGGACGCTTACATAGACATAATGCTGTCAAACCAGCAGGGCAGGACAAACCTTATAGCAAGTCACAAGATGGCCGAGCCCCCGATGGTAGCCTTTGCAGACATGCGCGGGAATGTGAACGTGGGGCCGCGAGGATGGACGTTCATGGACAAGACCACGAACCCGAATTTAGGCGAGGTCATGCCCCGTCAGTTGATGACCATAGCAAGCCTTCCGTTTTCCGTAGAGGCTCAGGGTAAGACGGAGAAAAACATTAGGGAGCATTTTCACGTCGATTTCTTTTTGATGCTCTATCAGGCGGCTATGAACAAGACAGAGCTTACCGCAACCCAGGTTATTGAGATGATGGGAGAGAAGGCGGCTGTCCTAGGAACTCGCGTCGGCATGCTTCAATCAGAAGCCTTTGATCCTATACACGACAGGGTATTTGAAATTGAAATGAACGCGGGACGCATGCCACAGCCTCCACAAATCCTCATGGACATCGGCGGAGTTATCGGAGTGCAGTATCTTGGCCCGCTTGCACAGGCGCAGACAAGGCTTACAAAATCCCGTTCAATACAGGCAGGCTTGACATTAATCAGCCAGGTAGCAGACCGCAAGCCGGAAGCGCTTGACCTTATTGATTGGGATGGTTCGATAAAAGAAATACTCGATTCAACAGGATTCCCCGCAAAGCTGATCCGTAATGACGACATGGTTAATAAGATACGTCAAATGAGATTACAGGCCCAGGAGAAACAGAGACAGATTGAGAACCTGCCAAAGATTGCAAAGGCAGCGGCGGCAGCAGGGAAGGCCACACAGGAAGGCAGCCCACTTGCGGCACTAATGGGCGGCGGAACAGGCGAGGAAATGAATGCCTGAAGATTTTGATTTAGTACAACAGGAAACAGAAGCGGAGAAATATGAGCGGGAGATCAAAGACAAGTATCGCGCCTTATTTGGTTCTGGCATTGGCGTTGAGGTGCTTGCGGATATTCTTGCCCTTTGTCATTTCGGTTCTACACTTGATCCAGACAATAAGGTTCAGGTTGCGGAATATAATGTCGGCGTGTCGCTTCTCGCAAGGTGCGGGATTCTTGCGCCGGATAACTTTGAAAGCGTGATTCACGCTTGGTTGGGTTTACGCAGAAAACGTAAATGACCAAAAGGAGGATGTGATGGGAGCAATTAATTTTTGGAGGAAAAAGACAGATTTAGTTTGGTCAGGATCTGCGGGCCAGTTAATCAAGGGTGTGTTCAATGCCACGACTGCCGGATATGGTTTAAAGCTAACCACGGCCCGCACATGGATTGAGGGGGGCAATGCAGACGATGGCGGAGCGGTTATAAGCGGCTCAGGTGC